TGTAAGAAACTTTATCGGAATGATGACTCCATTTTTTTAAAGAGTTTCTATGTAAAGTATATTCCCATTTAGAATCATAACCTTTAGGGATATCTTTTTCTATAGGTCTAACCTTCCGTGGTTTTCTGTATCCTCGTTTCACACTATATCCTGTAATGTAATTTCGTACACTTCTTTATTACGAGATTCTTGTTTAACTTTTTGTATAAACCACCTTTCAGTAAACGCAGATAAAGTTAATTTTTGATTAGCGTACACATACTTTTCTAAAGTTGGAAAAAATTCTTTGTAATTATCTTTTGTTATATCTTTAGCATCCTTAGATGAAACTAAAGTGTGCAACCAAGCATACATTAATTCATGTGCTTTACGTTTAATTTGTTTTGATTTACGTCTGTTCATAGTGTTTCTGAATCATAGTTCTTAACTAATTTCCAATACGTTAATAGACTATTAAACATTTCTGTGTGTTTAGTGTGAGAATCTGTATCCCAAATGTAGGGTAAAACTAAACTTGTGTTTGCTCTATCAACAAAAATAGATATTCTTTTAGGAGATTCTACATTACAACCTTGAGCATACGCTGATAACTGCATACCATGGTCATCATAAACTAACTTAGATGCTTCTTTATCTTCTAAATTATCTTTAGTTTTAAAATCAATAAAGATACCTGACTTAGAATACAAATCTATTTTACCACCATAACCTTGTGTAGCACAAAAAGAATCTTCTGCTATCCAATCTTCATCAGGAAAGGTTTCATCTAACCAAGCTTTAATTACTTTGTAAGGTTTAGTTTCTTTTTCTCCTAAGAAACCTTGTTCAATCTGAGCATGTATTTTAGTTCCTTGTTTAGCGGCTTCTAAACCTACTTCTTTACCTGCACTCTTACATTTACTAATATAGTTAGGGTCGTCTTTATCTACTTTTAAAGAAGCTTTTAAAGCTTCCGTAATCTTCCAGTTTTCTAAAGAAGGTTTAGCTGACATACCTATAATGGTAGTGACAGAAGGAACTAAACCTAAAGACCTAGCGTCTCGTAACGTAGTGTTTCTTTCTTTACCATTAGCACCTATAATAGTATACATAGGTGTTCCGTCTTGGTCATACCAATGACCTGCTTCTGATTTATAATTATTTTTTTCTAACATTTTTTAATTCTTTAAATGATTTAATGACATCTGTAGAAAACAATTTTTGTAAGTTTACTAAGAACATACGACTGGCATTGTTGTCTCCACCTGACACAGTTTTAAATGTATCTAAGTCGTCTACTATTTTTCTAAGAGTATCTGTTTTAAACACTAAAGTACAGTATTCATCCTTACCAATACATAAGTTATGAAACCAGTAATCAGACTCTGTTGCTTTAATACCTGAAGGCTTGCCCCATGATTCATACTCTATACAAATGTTACCTGACTTCTGCCAAATATCTCTTTCTGATTTGACTTCTATTTTTTTATTGGTAAGCATTTCTGCTATTTTATCCTCACGGATACTACCATATTGTAAATCTAAATCAAACTTCTTTCTATCTTTTTTAGTGGGTTTCATTCCAACTATCTCCTATTTTGTACTCACCTGTAAGTGGGCATCTCATGTTAAAAAAATCTCCTGCTTCTTCAATACATTTAACTGCAATCTTACCGACCCATTCTGCATCTTGTTCAGGAACTTCTATTTGCCATTCATCGTGAATGTTAGCTACTATTTTTACATCTGTTTTATCAGATGATTCTAATGCTTCGTTTAAAAGCATCAAACCTTTCTTCATTGCTATAGCACCACCACCCTGTAATAAAGTATTTAATGCTGAATGTTGATGTCTCAAAATAATCTTTCTTCCGTCTAACCCTTTGAGGTAACCTTTGCTTGCCGCTCTGTCAACTCTATTTGTAAGAGCTTTAAATGATGGGTTACTATCAAAAAACTGTTCTCTAAGTTGTTTACCTGCTCTAGAACTTCCTCCAATAATACTTCCAAGCTTTGCATTTCCTGCTCCGTAGCATAAGGCATAGATGAAAGTTTTAGCCTGATTTCTTGATTTAAGTTTTGCAAGGTGTTGGTTAGTTGTGTGTATGTCACCATTGATAATTTCATTTGTGTATCCTTCATCATTCATATAATGTGCTAACATTCGTAGTTCTAAACTACTTGCATCAACACCTACTAATTTATTTCCTTTGTCTACTATCCAACAACTTCTACATTCAGAACCATATGGACTATTAATACTGGGAACTTGTGCCATGTTAGGATTTCTATGTGCCATTCTTCCTGTAATAGCACCTGTAGAAATAACTGAGCCATGAACTCTTTCGTCTGTACCTACTGCTTCAATCCAAGACTGAACTTGAGCAATTCTTTTTTGATACAAAAGAAAGTCTGCAATTAGTTTAGCTTCGTAGATATGAGTTATATCTTTTAGTGTACCCTCATCTACTTTTGGTTGTCCTGTAGGTGTTAGTTCTTTAGGTTTCCACCCAAAGTCTTGTAAGTATTCTCCAATTTGTTTACGAGAACCCAAGTTAAACTCTTGTAAATGTTGTCTCATGAAAGGTTTAAATGGTCTTACCCCTCTAAGTATATCAGAATATTCTTGATTGGTCAAGCCCTGTTTAGATAAATTACCATCTTTTTTCTTTTTAGGTACGATTTGTTTAGTATCAACCCACTTAGGTTTAAATGTTTTATGTACTTCGTCAACTGTTTCTTTTAATAAACGACTAAGTTTACTGGTAAGTAATGTAGCTTCTTTCATATTAAACAAGAAACCATTTGTTTTTTGTTTAGTTAATATATGAGTAACGTCATGCTCTATAGTTATAGATTGTTTAGAAAAACCTAAAGACTCTTTCTTTAAATGTTCATATAATTTTTTATTTAAATTTACATCAGTAATACAATATTTTAGCATTTCGTCTGAGTAAGTTTCCCACTCAGGAGACTTAGCTTTATGAAAGCCAAGCCTGTATCCCCAAGACTCTAAACTATGTCCTCCTTCTCTACTAGGTTTGAACAATCTAGAAAGAACAAGTGTATCTATTACTGAGTTTAAGTTGTAAAGGTCAACACCTGTTAGTTTTTTAATTACAGGTATGTCAAACCCTACAATGTTATGACCAATAAGTTTGTTTGCTTGTTGTAAAAACTCAATGCCTTTATTTATTTGTGTGTTGTCAAACGTATGAACGCAATCGTGTTCATCTACTGCCACAATACAATGTATTAATGTAGCATCTAGTCCGTTTGTTTCTATATCAAATACTAATTCCATAATTTTTCCTATTAAAAGGGTATGCTCTCATCATCTGCAGAACTATTAAGTAATTCATAGTCTGAATATTCTGATAGTCTACCCGTGTCTTTATCATACACTAAAGCAGTAGCCATGCCAACATCTCCTGTGTATCTAGATTTTAATACTCTTAGTCTAGTTGTCCTAGATTCTAATTCATCTTCTGATTGTTGGTCACGCTCTAAAGCTATAACACAATCACTTAGTTGAGCTATAGCATTGCTACCTCTGAGGTGTGATAAACTTACGCTGACTCCGTTCTCATGTCCTTTGTCACCTTGAACTCTACGAAGGTGAGATACTAAGATAACACCTGCTCCTGTTTCTTCTACTAAACTACGAAGCCTAGTCATAATATTATCTATGGCTCTACGTTCGTCACCCTCTGTCATTGAACTAACCAACATATGAAGGTGGTCAACAACTACCCATTTACAATCACAACCGACAATAAGATATCTAAGCTTAGAAAAGATATCATCTAAATCATTTGTACCGAAGTGAGCATGAAGAAAAACTCTGTCATTACTAAAGATTTTGTTGAACATCGTAGTCAATGTTTCATCATCATAAGTATCTCTAACACTATCAATGTACAATCTAGCGTTAGCTTCAATAGACATAATGCCGTCTACTGTACGTCTCCAATCTTCTTCTAAAGCTATTATACCTACATTATCTTCTGTTTGATTGACAAGCCAATGCTCAATCTCTCTAGTAACAGAAGACTTACCAAGCCCTGTACCACCCGTTAAAGTAATAAGCTCACCTTGTCTCATACCAATTAGCTTTTTGTTTAGTCCCTCCCAAGGATATGGAACACTAGCTTTTTTATCTCTTGTTAAGAATTCTTTTTGTTTTTCTGATACTCTAATAATTCCGCTTGGTGTATACACTTGTGCATCCCACCAAGCTCTAGTAAATGCTTCGTAGCTTTTGCTTCGTAACATATCGTTAGGGTCTTTGTATCCCTCAGGTAAAGTAACTATCTTACATTTGTTTGGTTTGATAATCTTGGCTACTTCTTGAGCAGACTCTTGACCTGATTGGTCTTTGTCAAAACAAAGAACTACATTATTAAAACTTTCTACATACTCTAAACTTTCTTTGATATCTTTTACTGCTGACTGAGCACCACGTTTGATTGATACGACTGCCCACTTACTACCAAGTAATTCGTATGCAGACATAGCATCACACTCACCTTCTACAATAGTAAGATACTTACCACCTTCTTTGAAAAGATGTTGTCCAAACAATCCTGTACCCTCGAAGTTACCTTCTGTAGAAAATCGTTTATCTTTTACATATCTAATTTTATGTGCAGTCAATTCGTTGTTGTTGTAGTAAGGATATAAATGTTGAGAGAGTTCTCCATTTCCGTCATATACAACCTTAACTCCATACTTTTTAGCAGTATCTGCAGATATATTTCTATCTGTAAGAGAAGCAAACATACCTCCATGAGATAGATTTGCAGGGGTTGATTGAGGTTTTGGTTTGTGTTCCACCGAGCGTACTCCTATGTTGTTTTTATTAGGTAAAAATTCTCCACAACTAAAACACTTTGTAGACCCGTCTTCATTTAAAGACAAAGCATCTGTACTACCACAAGTGTTACAAGGCAAGTGAAACTTTACAAACTTATTGTTATCATTCATATATTTTATCCATAAAAAAAGCTAGACACTTTACACAGAAATGCCTAGCTTTAGTTTTAAAACAATCTAATTTTCTTCTGTGCTTACTTCATTAGACTGCGTTGGTTCTGTTAGAACTTCATCGTCTCCGTTGTAAATACTAACAAGTCTATTAGAAAAGAAATTAATACCTGCTTGATATTCTTCTACATCAAGAACTGCATTAGCTTTCTTTTGGTTCAATCTTTGTAGCCTTCCGAAGACTGCTTGTCCTTCCTCAGGTAAATCCTCTACAAATACTTGAACATTGTCAATAGTTACAAATGGTTTGTCTGAATGTTCTATCATGTCTGCCATTAAAACTCCTCCCCGTCACCGAATGGGTCTATTTCTGACCCGTCTGCTGACGTTACTTGAACGAGGTCTAGCACTTGCATAGCTTTAAAATCTAATCCTTTACCTGCTTTGCCTTGCCACGTCCAATCATATTCATTGTATTGAACTTTAACAGTAGAGCCATTACCTACCATGTCGTCAATGATTTCCTTACTAGCATTGTAAAGCTTGGGTGCTTTACGTACCATGCCATTTGGTCCATTAACTTTTCTTTTTATAGTGATAGCCTTACCGACTGGCACAGGGTTACCACTCGGGTCTTTAACTGTTAAGTCTTTGACCCTATGACCTGACGATTGAAACTGAGAAGCAGTCTCTTCGTCTACCACTACGTCTACTGTATAGACTGGTTCGAATGTAGTGTTGGGTGATGTCACATATGCCCAATACGCTTTTCCTTCTACTAATGCCATAATTATTTACTCCTATTTTGGCTGATGTTGATGTGATGCATTATACTCCCTTCTTTATTTATTGTCAAGCAATTTTTTAAGAAAGTTTATAATACCTGATTGTTCGGATAAAGGGACATGTACCATAAACATTTTACTATTTTCATTGTATTCGTTTATGTAACAATCTTCATTGACGTACATAGTCTTACCATTATCCAAACAAAAATTATCCCAATCGTTAAATTGAGTTTGTGTTAAAATAAATGTTTTCATTCTAGTCTCCTAATATTTTTATAGGTATGTAACAATCCTTAACATCCCCTGTCAAGCTAAAAGAATCTAAATACTTTTGCATACCTCGTTTAAGTTTGTTAGGAATTAAAGGTTTATAGTTTACATTTATTATTTTATTGTCTTGAACATCATAAGAAACTTTAAATGCATAGTCTCTTCTTAAAGAAACATCTTCTATATATTGTAACAATCTGTTATGTGGGGTAGGGCAAGAAGCAGTAGTTGTTATCTTTACGACAGGCACTTCGACAGGTAATTCTACTACCTCTTGCTCTTTAGTTTCTGAGGGAGCAGGAGTGCTTTGCAAGTCCTGTGTTCGATTCTCCGTCTCTTCAACTAATTCTTTCTCAACTCTTTGTGGTTGGGTGTCAAAAAACATTTGATAAAATGTTTCGGAAGAGTTTTGAGTCTCCTTTAATTGTCGTTGAACTTCTTCTAACTCCACCGAATTATCTTCTATCTTCCTTTCTAAATATTCAAAATCTGTTATATTGCTTTGAACATATTGTGATATTTTTAATAAATCATTATTTAATTTATTAATTTTTTGAAATTGTTCGTCTTGATATGTCAGCTCTTCTACTAATGTTGTAATAAAAAAACCAAAAAACAATACATAAGCTCCGATATAAATATAATCTTTACGTTTCATACTTTCTCCTTTTAATTCTTTTGAGTTTTCCTCGCCAATTTAATTTCCAAACTTCTATTGTATCATCTTTAAAGTGTACTGTCAATAACCCATTGTTAGCATGCAAGGCAGTTACAGTATCTTTTTCCTGTTGCTT